GGAGAATTAATATTTACCCCTGCAAATAATGTAACAGCAGCAACTCTACGATTAAGAGGAACGGGAGCATAAACTTTATAATATTTATAAATAAAATGAAACAAAAAACATTACAAGAACAATATAATCTTATTAAAGAAGGGAAAGGCAATGCTGAAACATTTATGAAAGCAGCCAAAAAACAATTCCCTAATTTTGTTCGCAACTCAGCTACTTTAAACGAAACTATTTCTAGCTTAAAACACAACCATATTATATCAGAAAGTATGTTAGGTTTAGGTATGGTTTCTTCAACTAAACCAACCACACCAGATTGGTTTAAAATTTTCAACGAAAATATGGAAATGGTAGCTGAAGAAGCTAAAGCTGTAGAAAAAAAACCAACTAAAGATGTAGTTGATTTAGAAACTAAAGGATACGATTATAAAGATCCTAAAAATGTAGATAACGTTTATGGTGAAGCATTCTTAGAAGGATATTACACTGAAATGAAAGATCCTAAAAATGCTGATAAATCAGTTGATGAGTTAAAAGAAATCGTAGCTAAAAATTTAGCTAAAGATAGATTATATTATGTTAAAGACGGTCAATTTGGAGAAAAAGGTGTTGGTTATACTGACGAATTACCTGGTTTAAAAGCTTCAAAGACCGATAAAATGGAGAAAGTTCCTATGAATGAAGGTAGAATTAAATTGTTGGATATTGTAGAAGGTTATTCTGAATTTCAACGTGATGACAAAGGTTCAAAAGGTGTAACAGCCAAAGATAAAGGTGAGCAAGATGCTTACGGAGCTGGAGTTAAAGCAGGTGAAAAGATCGAAAAGAAAAAAATGAAAAAAGAATCAACTGATTCTAAACTTGCCGAAATCGAGAAAAACGGAAAAATCGCTACTCTAGAAATGCAAATCGAAGCATTAGAAGAAATTATTGAAAGTAAAAATCAAAGAATTTCTATGGTTACCGAAGATGAAAGCTTAGCTGAATTGGTAGACAAAAAGAAAATGAAAGATATGCAGCGTGAAGTTAAAGATCTTGAAAAGAAAAAAATGAAGATGGAAAAACTTTACGAAAAAATGAGCGGTAAAAAATACGCTAAAAAAGAAGTAGTAGATGAGGTTAATATAAATCCTGAAGCTGATGAAATTTCAGATGAAGATTTAGAGGCAGCTAGTGATTACTTTGATAATATGTAAAAAATGAAAAAAGTACTAGTCGAAACTCAACTCTTTAAAGTAAATCCTGTATCCTTAACAGAGGGCAAGGTTTCGGAGAGAGGTAACCCTATTGTAGAGGGTGTTCTAGCGACTGCCGAAGTAAAAAACGGTAATGGTCGTTACTACTCTAAAGATTTATGGGAAAGAGAAATTGACAAGTACAATGAGCTCGTTAAAGAAAATAGAGCCATGGGAGAATTAGATCATCCCGAATCCCAAGTAATTAACTTAAAAAACGTTTCTCATAACATTAAAGATATGTGGTGGGATGGAGATAATGTTATGGGTAAAATTGAGATTTTACCTACTCCTTCAGGTAATATCCTTAAAGCGCTCATTGATAACGGGATTACTGTTGGAGTATCTTCTAGAGGAATGGGTTCCTTAAAACAAATGGGTGAAGTAATGGAAGTACAAGATGACTTTGAATTACTATGTTGGGACTTTGTTTCAACCCCTTCTAACCCAGGTTCATTTATGCACTTAGTAAAAGAGGGCCTAGATTTTTCTAAACAAGATAAATATGTAAATGTAAATTCCATCATTTCAGAAATCCTATGCTCTAACGGACAGTGTCCGATTCTATAACCCCCCTTAGGATAGTATCCTAAGACTGAAGCCCTCGAAAGAGGGCTTTTCTTTTTTCTTGCGACTTTGAAATATCCCCATATATGTATTGTTGTCAATATGCCATCTCTTATATGGCATCGAAATTATATGTAAAACCCCCCATTACGTTTCTTGAATAAGCGTAGTTTCCCAACAAAAATTTAGGAAAAATGAACAGAGATTTCTTGAAAGAAGCAATCGCTGATGCTAAAGCCGTTAAGGAATCAGCCATTGCAAATGCTAAAGTTGCTCTTGAAGAAGCATTCTCTCCACAACTCCAAGCCATGTTTGCTCAAAAACTTGAGGAAATGGATAAAGAGGAAATGGAAGAAGGTTACGACGAGGTAGCTGAAGCTGAAGAAGTAGCAGAAGTTGAAGTTTCTGAAAATGAAGTTGAAGAATCAATCGAAGAAGCCAAGGACGAAATGGACGAGGCAGAAGAGATGGATGAAGAAATGGATTTAGATGAAATTTTAGCCGAGCTAGAAAAAGATGAAATGAAAGAAGGATCTGATGAAATGTACGAAGAGAAAGAGGAAGTAAACGAAGCCGAAGAAGAAGAAGCTGAAATGGACTCGGAAGAGGAAGTTGAAGTAGACGCTGAAGAAGGTGAAGATGAAGAAATCGATCTTGAAGACATGTCAGAAGAAGACCTTAAAAAATTCATCGAAGACGTAATCGAAGACATGGTTAAAGCTGGAGAGCTTGAAGCCGGAGAAGACTTCGAAGACGATGTAGAAGTTGATGTTGACGCTGAAGGCGAAATCGAAGTAGAAGATGATGAAATGACTGCTGTCGATATGGCTGAAGGTGAAGACATGGACGAAGGTAAAGAAGAAATGGACGAAGCTAAAGATGAGATGAATGAAGCTAAGAAAGAATTAGATGAAGCATTAGAAACTATTGCTACATTGAAAACTGAACTTAACGAAATCAACTTATTGAACGCTAAGCTTCTTTACGCAAATAAAATCTTTAAGTCTAAGAACATGACTGAGTCACAAAAGGCAAAAGTTTTAGGCGCATTTGACAAAGCTGGAACAGTTTCAGAAGTAAAAGTAGTATTTGAAACTCTTAACGAGAACTTCAAACCTGCTAAAAAGACCGTAAACGAAGGCGTTATCGGTTCTGCTTCTAAAGCAACCGGTTTAGTTAAAGAAGCTAAACAACCTATTGTTGAATCAGACGAAATGGTTAACAGATTTAAAAAACTCGCTGGAATTATTTAATTTAAAAACAAAAACACTTAAAACAAAAAAAAGATGTCACAATTACAATCTCTTTTAGAAAGTGCTAATCCATACAAGTCATTGCAAAGCGATGCTGCTAGATTAGCCGGAAAATGGGAGAAGACAGGATTGTTGGAAGGTATGTCTACTGAGACAGAAAAGAACAATATGTCTATGATCCTTGAAAACCAAGCCAAGCAATTGGTTATGGAAGAATCAAACACTGGCGGTGGTGCTCTTGCTGGTACTTTTAATGCTGGTACAGGTGCTCAATGGGCTGGTGTAGCTTTACCATTGGTACGTAAGGTATTTGGTCAAATCGCTGCTAAAGAATTCGTTTCTGTTCAGCCAATGAACTTGCCTTCAGGTCTAGTATTCTACTTAGACTTCCAATACGGTACTACTAAGTCTCCTTTCACTTCTGCCACTTCAATGTACGGTGATACAGGTAATGCTGGTCCTTTCGGTAACACAAACACTGGTGGTGCTTATGGTGCAGGTCGTTTCGGTTACTCAATTAACAACACCTCTTCTTTAGTTGCTGCTAACACTGGTTCAGCTGCTGCTACATGGGCTGATTTGAACTTCGATTCAGATTACTCTGCTTCAGTTGCTGCAGGTGAATATGAAGTATTAAGTATTGCTACTAGTTCTTTAGATGCTGCTTTTGATACAGAAGCTGTACGCGCTTTCACAGTTTCTTCAGGTTCAGGTGATATTCAAGTATCTGCCTTTACTAAGATTAATGGTGGGAACTTAGAATTTATCATTTCAGGTTCTGATAACATTGATACCCAAGGTGATAATGTAACACTTACCTACTCTTTCCAACCAACAGACTCAGAGCGTGGTGATTTCGAAGCTGGTAACCCTGATCCTAATGCATTAAACTCTAGCTCATTCTCTATCCCAGAAATTAACGTTCAAATGAAGTCTGAAGCAATCGTTGCTAAGACTCGTAAGTTGAAAGCTGTTTGGACTCCTGAGTTCGCTCAAGACCTTAACGCTTACCACA